TTGAAGGCGTGGGGCTGGCGATTAGGTGACTTTAAGGACGACTTCGACCCAACTGATTACCTATTGAATGGTAAGAAGGTCGATCCGTTACCGACAGTCGCTTACCTCCGTCAAGAGGCCACCAAGCCCCTATCGCCTGCCAAGGCTAAAGCGTTCCGTGAGCAATTAGCGGCCCAGCGCCACACATGGAAGACTATCGGCTGGCTACAGGAGATGGAGGATTACTGCGTACAAGATGTCGTCGTCACCCTCGCTCTCTGGGATGACCTTGAGTCCTACAACTGCCCACTTAAAGCCTACGACCTGGAGCACGACTTCGCCTGGATCATCAAGCGACAGGAGCAGTTCGGCTTTAAGTTCAACGAGGTCAAGGCCGATAAGCTACATGGCGTCTTAGAGGTGCGTAAGGCTGCCCTGAACGATCAGCTACAGGCCATCTTCCCACCGTGGGACAAGGTGATCGACCCTCACTTCATCCCGAAGGTGAACAACAAGTCGCGGGGTTACGTCAAAGGCGTACCCACCGTTAAGACCAAACGTATCACCTTCAACGCTGGCAGCCGCGACCATATCGCTGAACGACTCAACGCGGTCTACGGCTGGAAGCCTACCGTGTTCAATCAGGGCGACGGTAAGCCTACGGTCGATGAACCTGTCCTCAAAAGCCTCAAGTATGAAGCCATCCCGATGCTGCTCGAATATCTCATGGTCGATAAACGATTAGGGATGCTGGCTGAAGGTAAGCAGGCATGGAAGAAGCAGGTAAGGGACGGTCGCATCTATGGTCGTGTCGACACGATGGGCGCTGTTACGGGTCGCTGCACTCACAGTAAACCGAACGTCGCTCAAGTACCGGCTACCAAGTCAGCCTACGGTGCTGAGTGCCGCGACCTGTTCACTGTGGACGACGGCTATGTGCTGGTCGGTGCCGATGCGTCGGGCTTAGAGCTGCGCTGCTTGGCTCACTTCCTCGCTAATTATGACAACGGTGCCTACGCCGAAATTGTCCTCAATGGCGACATTCACACAGCCAACCAGGAAGCGGCGGGTTTACCTACTCGGGACAACGCCAAGACCTTCATCTACGGCTGGCTCTACGGAGCCGGTGACGCAAAGATTGGTGAGATAGTTGGCAGAGGAGCGCAGGCCGGTAAGAAGCTGAAGAATAAGTTCCTCTCTTCCATCCCGGCGATTGGCTCCTTGTCGCAAGCAGTAAAAGCTAAAGCGAAGCGCTACAAGAAACTGAAGGGGCTCGACGGGCGGACGCTGCATGTCCGACATGAACACGCGTCGTTGAACACCCTGTTGCAGTCAGCAGGCGCTCTGATTATGAAGCGCGCACTCGTTGAACTCGAAGCGTTACTACAGGCGCACGGCTTGCAGAACTCATGGCAGTCCGACTCCCCCGACTATGAGTTCGTCGTAAATTGCCATGATGAGTGGGGCGCTCAAGTTAAGCCAGAACACGCTGAGAAGTTTGCCCGTTTATCTGTCGAGGCAATGACCCTGGCGGGTGATTTCTTCAACTTCAGATGTCGTATCGACGGGGAAGCGAAGATCGGGGCGAGCTGGAAGGAGACACACTAATGGCTAATCGCAGGCCGTTAGTCTTCGTCGAGTTTGAGGGTGGCTGCTTTGTTCCCCTATCGCACAAGCTGAACCCAGATGGCTACTTTCGCAAAAGGTTTACCGGCGCATCTGGGGACGACATCTGCGAGATGTTCCACAGATTCATCTACCGGGCGCACAACGGGGAAATACCGGAAGGCTACGAGGTAGATCATATCTGCCGAAATAGAGCCTGTAGTAATCCGCAGCACCTCCAAGTCCTCGATAGAACAACTCACTTAGTCAAGACCAATAGCGAGCGGTACAAAGCCCGCCGCCTTAAGGCAGAAGCCCTCTGGCAAGAGACCGCCTGTACGGGGACGGCGCTCAGTCAGCACTTCAATGTCACGCCGTCTGCGGCCTGTCGTTGGATTCGAGGGTGGAAGGCTGAAACGCCCTAACCCGCCTCCTCCCGCAACACCCTAATCCTCTACATGGAACCAACTATGAATCGCTACATGGAACCACCTATGAACCTCTACTATCAAGCAGCAGATGTCTCACGGCTTGCCTACCTGGGCGCGAATGCGTTTAAGGAAGCAGGCTTTGAGGACATTTGTGTTATCGACGACCCTGAAGGTGGCACTGAAGCCTACGTCGTCGAAGACTCTCATTACACCTACCTCGTGTTCACCGGCACCAATGAGTTCGACGACCTGAAAACCGACCTACGCTTCCTCAAGAAAGAAGCCTTCAGCGGCTCACAGCTTCACCGTGGCTTCTGGGAAGCGTGGCGTGATGTCTCCGATGTTGTTGCTACTGAAGTCATGGAGCGCCGCCTCGCTATGGTTAACGGCCACCGGGAGTCGAAGCCTTTCGTCTACTGCGGGCATTCCCTTGGCGGCGCTCTGGCTCAACTTGCAGCCGCTACACACCGTCCCGATCACTGCATCACCTTTGGCGCACCACCCGTAGGCGGCAAGGTCTTTAAGAAGGAATGCGAGGCGCTGCCTGACACTGAGTTCGCCCGCTTTGTTCTCGACGGTGACCCGGTGCCACGACTGCTCAAGTGGAACCCGACGTATCGACAAGTAGGCACGCTGTTCTTCTTCGACCGGGATATGGAACTGCATATAAACCCGAGTACATGGCAAATGCTCAAACTCCGCTTCCCTCGTTTCTACGATATGGACGACCACGCTATCAAGTGGTATCGCGGAGCCGTCCACGCCTGCGGAGATGAGCTATGAGCCTGGGCAGTAAGCAGCGGGCGTTCACGCTCTGTATTAGCAAGCTGATCCGCTACGCCTACTCCCTGGGCTACGAGCTGACCTTCGGTGATGCCTACCGTAGCCCGACGAATCCCGATGGCCACGAGCGTAGCTGTCACCGGGTACGACTCGCTGTGGACTTCAACCTCTTCAAAGACGGTGAGTACCTGACGGAGACTGAAGACCATCAGGAGTTAGGCGAGTTCTGGGAAGCGTTGCACCCAGACGCTTGCTGGGGCGGTCGGTTTAAAGACGGCAATCACTATTCTTTTGAATATAACGGAGTGAAGTAGGTATGGAACTAATCAGCGGAGACCACACGTTAGCGCCTGAACGCTACATTGCTCAGCAGGTAACAAGCCTCGTAGACAGACTTAACGAGATACTGGCTGAAGCCAAGGCGAAGAACATGGAGGTCGATCTGTACACCAATGGCAGCGGCGCGTTGCTATCAGGTGTCCAGCAGCAGCACCTCCACGCCCGCGTAAGGGTCAAGCTTTGAGTGACACCACACTCCTGATCGACACCGACATCATCGCCTACCGAGTCGCCTGTAGACACGAACAAGCTACAGCATTCGGCAAGGTGGTGAGTGACATCGACACGGCCCTGGCTACCGCCGATGAGGTCGTCGCGGAGTTCACTGAGCTACTGAAGGCAGACCGGGTAATCCTCTGTCTATCCGACGGCCCTCAAGGTGGTACGACAGCAGACTCCCAGACACCGGAGTTCAACTTCAGGTACGGCGTACTCCCTACTTACAAGGGCAACCGTAAGGCTGTCGAACGCCCTGAGTTACTTGCTGCTCTCAAGCTGTATTACGCAGAAGAGTACGAGAGCAAGGGCTACCCGGCACTTGAAGCTGACGATGTAATGGGCGTCCTGGCGACTCACCCGCACCTGATCCCCGGTAAGAAGATCATTGTCTCTGAAGATAAGGACATGCGAACTATCCCCGGCTTCCTCTACGCACCTCACCGCGCCTCACTAGGCGTTATCGAGATCAGCGAACTGGACGCCGACCGCTTCCACTTATGGCAGACGATCTGCGGCGATGCTACCGACGGCTACTCAGGTGCGAAAGGAGTCGGCCCTGCTTCGGAGTACGCACTCGACATCATCGGTGCCGACCGGGAGGAACTATGGGACATCACATGGCAGGCATTCGCTTCTAAGAAGCTGAACGAAGCCGACGCTATTCAACAAGCACAATGCGCTCGAATACTGCGCGCAGAAGACTTCGATATAAGAAGTAAGGAGATCAAGTTATGGCTACCGGAAATGTTGGAACACGGATAGGTAAGGAATTGGGTGCTGTCGATGCCCCGTTGGTGGGGAAAGGGGAAGGCACACCCGATGCCGCAGTACGCAAGTCGTTAAACGACGCGACGCCTAATGAGTGGAGTGAGTCATTCAGACGGTGGAGTGAGAGTCGGCAAGGGCACGTCCACATAGCTGAAACCTCAATGGCAATAGCGGCAAACCTGGAGGTCGAAGCATCAGCGCTGGACGTTCAGGAAGGCGGCGACCACTACAAGCACCTCGCTATTCAGCCGATGGAATACAGCATGAAGAACGGCCTGGATGCCTGCCAGCACACCGCGATTAAGTACATTACGCGGTTTCGTGACAAGGGCGGTATTGAGGACTTACGGAAGGCGAAGCATTGCATTGATCTACTGATTGGCTTTGAGCCTGAAGGGAGTGCTAAGGAGGCTGCTGAAGATCGACTAGCCGCCCTCGTCCAGCAGGTAGAAGCATGGCAGCAAACGGCAGAAGAGGCAGCGGTCGCCTCGACAAAAGCAGAAGCCGCCTTGATCGTGTCGAAGGCCCATGAGGCTGAAGGTAAGGGTGTATGAACGTCTTCAAGCGCTTCTACACCCGGCTCACAACACGACGCTGTAAGCACATCTGGAAGGAAGGCCACCGTACCTACCTGCGTAGCTTCAGCAAGCCGTGGTGTCTTGGCGGTGGTATTGAGTTCGACTACTTCGATGTCTACGCGGTACAGCAGGCGTGCGTCTGTTGCCCCGCGACGCGCACACTTGAAGCCAAGCAACTCGCTTAACCTAATACCCGGCAAGCCTCTCTACGATGCTCAAACTGCGACCTGAAACTACAGGTATCACTCGGACTGGTGGGAGTAACCTACTGGATGCGCACCGAGAGTCGGGATTCTCCTCTGTGAAAGCGGAGGCGTGCCGTATGGCTGTAGCAGCGTAATAGCTACCCTGGATGCTAGTAACCAGGACTAATTAGTGAACAACGCGCTCCACTATTGGGAACCTTAACGGGTTCCCTTTTTGTGCTAGTAGTACCCTTTCCAGCCGTTAGCTTCCATACATAACTCGTAACTGGCGAGAGGATTAGAGCTGACTTCCGCGCTACAGATAGCCTCTACCTGGGCTAGTGGCTTAGTTGCCCATTGTTGTTGCGTGTAGCCTGTAGGCATACAGCCCGTGAGAATAATGAGTAATGCTGTAACGAGTAATAGGCGCAAATGTGGTCTCCATGATGGCTCGCGATTGTGTAGCAAAAAAAGACCACCCGCAACCCGAAGGTATTGAGTGGTCAAAGAGGAACTGTTAATGGTTATTCAGGTGAGTCTGAGCGCACCCAGGCCCGCGCCATGCCTGCGAAGGCACTCTCGAACTGGAGGAACTGAGGGTTCGGCCATGCTTCTTTCAAAGCAGCGGCTACCTGACCCTCAGTGAGTCGAGTGGAAGCACTGGGAAGCTTGCCCGCTAGTAGCTTCGCCGTGTCCTTACCAGCGGTGCGTTTAGCTGCCCATTGACCTAAGCCACTCATCGCAGCAGGGATAGCGAGAATAGAGCCACCTGCGCCTCTGGAGGCTGCAATACGAATACCCGCTGAAGCGAGACTATGCGCCATCTCGCCGGAGCCTGAAGGGTTCATATTAGACTGCCAATCAGGGCGGGCTTCACGCAGACGCCATGCCTTACCGGCCTTCTTCAACGACTTCACCCAATCAGCACCGTAGAGCGCTGTGAGTTGGCTGTCCGTGTACTTCGAGAACTCATTGATGAACGCCTTATCGTTAAAGATAGGTGCGCCAGTAGAAGTGACACGACCTCCCTTAGTCGCCTTCTCCATCGCCTCAAATAAAGGGGCTGCCTGCACGTCTGACCAGAACTGCTTATGCTCCGGTGACTTACTTAAAGCCATCTTGTCTTTGATACCTTTGAGGTCGTCGAGATTACGCGGGTTCATTAGATGACGAACAGCATCGACAGGTTTAGCTCGGTACTCCTCACCGCTTGGCGTCTTGCTGGTTAACTTATCAACGATGTCGCCCCGCTCCCATTCCTTAGCGAAGGCTTTACGGGTGGAACGGGCAGCTTCACCGAGTTCGATAGCCTCCCGCGATGCACCGGGTGCTGAGTCCATCATGTTGAACTTAGCCTCTTCCAGTAACTCACGGACATCGTGCATTAACACTTTAGAGGCTGAATTGTTATTGTGGCTGTAGAGGCCGTTGATACCGATAACGAGGTCTTCATAAGTCTTAGCAGTGAGTGGTACTTCCACTTCACTGAGCCCTGAAGTAGTCACACCATACTGGTCAAGTAGACCGCGCAGCTTCCTATGGATTGAGCCGTCAGCGGTGTTCTTCGATAACTTGAAGACCTCACCCAGCCTCTCCTGAATCGGGGCAGTCTCAAGGGGTGCCGACTCAATATCAGGGTGCATACGCCATTGCTCGTAAGCGCCATCGACTTCAGCCCAGGCAGAGGCGCGTTGTGACCGTAAGCCACTCGCCAAGTTATCAGAGCGTGCATTCAGATCGAGCTTAGCCGCCCCTTCTGCGCCGTTATCGACGAACTGTTGGGCCGCCGCCGTTACATCATCTTCAGCTCCAGCATGACGGGCAGCAAGTGCAGAGCCGCCATCGCCACCATCGCGGCGTAAAGCGTCACGACGAGCAATGGCGGTACGATCAACGTAGGCATCGGCATCATCCAGAAGGAAGCCGCCGTCGCGGGAGGCTTGTAGCTTCCTCGCCTCTGCTGCTTCATCCCCCGCACCGACAATCTGATTCTTGACGCCGCTCTTGAGGACACGACGCCCTGTAGCACCGATAGCTTTACCGGCGATGTCCATAACGCCCTGGCCAGCGGCACCGAAGGCAGCACCTTCACCCGCAGCAAGTACCCGATCAAGGGCGTCACCGCGATTACGAACACCTTCAACGACCGCACCTTCAGTAGCAGCAACGCCCATACCGGCAGCCACCCTGGCTCCTCCTGTAAGAGCAGTCGTAGCTCCGCGTGCTATCGCGCCTGTACCGACACCTGTAGCGAGACCGAGTGCAACCTCACCGCCGACATTGCCGTAACGTGCAGCCGGTGAGTACTCTGCCAGTTCATCATAGATGGCCTCATCAGCGTCAGCCCGCTTATTGTGAGCAGCGACCTCTTCATCGGTGCCGAAGCCGCGTAGGTAGAGGTCTTGAACGCCATCGACAGCAGAACCGACGACTTCTCCTGCACCGACAAGGGCTTGATAGGCGTTACCGTCGCGTTCTAACTCGAAACCTAATGGATGCTCATAGGTGCCTTCGAGAGCAGCAGGCTTTTCAGGCATAGCGTCGAGCTGCTGACCGATAGAAACGACAGCCGCTTCATCGCCAGCATCGTGCGCCTTACGAAGTGCATCAATGTATTGTTCGCGTGAATACTCCATGCGGCCTCCTTATAGGTATTTAGATGCGTAGTCAGCCGCAGATGGGGTCTCAGGCGCGGCCCGTCGTCCATTACGCCCGCCGCTTAGCGGTGCTCTTTCCTTCTCCTTATAGAAGCCACCCTCACGGGCTCCGGCATCGACTTGGGCCTCAAAGCGTTTCCGTAGTGCAGCCTGATCCATACCCGCAGCTTCACCGATAGAGGTCAACGACTGCTCCAATAGTTTCCGTTTCGTTTTAACGGTCGCCTCACTATCACCGGCCTGCGGCGTTAGCATATAAGCGTATCGGGCTTGTTCCGGTTCAGGCGCGGCTGCACCTGTGGCATCACGGAGGAAGGCTTCGACCACCTTGGAAGCAGCAGCTTTGTACGACTGCCCTTCAGACGACGCCATCCAGTTAGTGAAGCCTGAAGATGACGCGATGTTATCGAAGATACGCGAACTGGTCGCAGAGGGATCGTAGCCGTCTGCCTCAAGCCCTTTCATAATATCGAGAGCGCCCTCTGCGTCCTTAAAGCGCTTTTCCATATCTATCTGCTTAACTGTCTTCTTGCCGCCACGCCCACCAACGCCGCCTTTAGGCTGAGCACTACTCAAGCCCATTAGCTCATCTTCAGTCATATTCATAGGCCGCCCGTGACCGTCAAAGCTGACAGTCGTCGCGTTGCCTTCCTTATCGTAATAGGTCTTGAACTCACGCGACATACCCTTCTCAGCAAGCGCAGCCGAATTAGAAGCCGACACCTTACCTTCCTGATACTCCCGACTTTCCTGCTGAGAAGCGTCTTGTCGCTCCCAGCCTTCCTTCCGTACACCAGCGGCGTGCGCCTGGGCCTCTGCGGTCTTCCCTTCCTGATACTCCCGGCTTTCCTGCCGAACACGAGCAGCCTCTTCCTGGGCTGACTTAATCCGACCCTCTTGTAGACTCGTTTGGTGCAGACGGCCATAGTAATTGCCACCTTGGCTCGCCATCGTACTGAGTGCGTGTAGCACACTTGAACTGGCCATTAAGCCTCCTTAAAGTTGTGCAGGTGGTGGCCCTGCTAGATACGACTGCATATCATCGTCCACCATGTCACCGTTAGATTGCATGAAGTCCTGCAAGCCGATTGAGAAGGCTTCCGCCATCTGATCTTCGTTGAGCGATACGCTGGGATTCATCGCCTCGTAGGCATCGACGACCTGCTCGACTGTAGTCTCACCAATCGCTAATAGAATCTCATCGTCCGTATCGGGGTACTTCTGGCGTAAGCCGGTGACGACATCAGAGGTCACGAGACCAATGCCTTCTACCGGGTCTTGAGCGGAGTCAATCGCCGTGAACATCGCGTCAGCTTTAGGGCCGTTTAATGCTTCGACGACCTCCAGCTCCAACTGCGTGAACAACTCCTGCTCCTCCGGTGTAGCCGCTTCGTCCCCGATCTCTTCTTCTGGCCCCGAAGCCATTGACTGCGAGAGTTCAGCACGCCGTTGAGTGGCCTGCGCGCCTGCATCGGGCTTCTGTGATTCGGCAACTTGGGCCTGTTCGGCCTCTGCGGCCTGCTGTGTATTACCCGCCTGTCGTTGACTGATCTGTTCTAATAGACTCATCCGAACCCCTTTACTTTCTGCCACTTGTTATTTGATGAATTGAAGAACTTAGGCTGCTGCGCTTCGACGTTCGTAGGGCGTGCGGCCACTTGCTGCATAGCACCGCTGGGGGCCTGATAGACTGACTGCCCGTCTGCGTCCTGATCGACGTTTTGCTCCCCTTCGCCTTGATAGGAGCCAGTAGCGATAGCTTTAGTGTCGTTGTAAACATCCAGGTAGGTGTTATTGTTGCGGGCGAGTTCCTTATCGCGCTTCTTCTCCGCCTCCTTCGCCTCTTTAGCTTCAGCCTGCCCTGCGAGGAGGGAACCGCCGCTTGATAGGGCCATAGAGGTGAGGAGTTGGTGCTTACCCGCCCAAGTTGCGGCGGTAGAGGCTGCACTGCCTATAGTAGCCATAGCACCACCACCCGCGGCGGCTCCTACACCGGCTGCACCACCTACTGCTGCGGCTGTACCCGTGGCGGCTGCTGTACCCGTGGCTGCTGCTGTACCTGCGGCTGCACCCGTCGCCCCCGCTCCTGCGGCACCCATAGCGCCCATCGCCGCCCCCGCTGTGAAGTAGATAGCGACGGCCATAACGATGATCTTAAATATCTTCGACTTAACAATCTTCTTGACGACCTTAACGATCTTCTTAAAGACCTTCTTAACTTTCTTGACGATTTTCTTGAGTGCTTTACTCATCCGTTCCCCTTAATTTCAGGTAGTCAATCCCGCTCCGCTTATAGCCTAGGTCGGTGTATAACTTATCCATAACTTGAGTCGTTGCGTTTAACTGCGAGAGACTTAATGTCGCTCCAAGTAGATTAGGAATGCGCCCACACCACTTATCGTAAGCCTCCACCAAGTCCTTGTAGCAGGACGACCCGCGTAACGATGGGGCGACGTAGATAGCAATGTCCTCCGCGACCAGACCGTCGGCGTAGGCATGAGCCGTCACCGAACCTAAAGCCATCCCTTTGATACGCCCGTTAACCATAGCGACGACGGCTAACTGGTGGGCGTCCATAAGGCAGTCGTAAACGACAGTCTTCACTTTGTATTTATTGAGAGGGAGGGATTTCTCGTTGCCTTCGCGGAGGGCTTTCATTGATAGCTTTAACAACTCATCCAAGTGGCTTGGGCGAGCGACGATTAATTGATAGGGCATACATTACCTAAAGTTGGTGGCCATTAGCCGACCTCCACGCCGTCCACTGATAGCAGTAAGGTTAGCGAGTGCGGCTGCTTGAGCCTTTGTCAATGTAGGAGCCGTGGACTTAAGTGAGGGCAAGACGTAACCCTGCGTTGGAGTCTGTGAGGAACTTGGTGTGCTCCCTCTGGCCGCAGTACGCGTAGGAGCTACCCGAATATCGGAGGTGTTGGTAGGGCTAGCATTCGGCGCAAATAGTCCGTTATTGAAGTCCATACGCGCCTGGAAGTTCTCTTTCAATCGGGAGTACTGCGTCTTCTGTGAGGCGGAGTGCGCGTTAGGATCAATCTGCGCGACACCGTTCTGAAAGCTATCCCACGCTGATTGAGTCGCCTGATTGTTCTGCCGTAGAACCTCTGTGTCCTGCTGAGTCTGCGCGACATCAAGGCGTGTCTTATTATCGAGCTGATTAGCTGCTGTAGTCGTTGCGTTGTTACGCGATGCGATTGTCTGCCGGGAGGTATTACCCTGTGCTGCGATAAGCTGCTGCGAGGCAAGTGCCTTAGACTGGCGGGCGCTCTCTGCGGCGACATTCTTAGCAGCTACACGTTCTGCGGATTCCGTCTGCATCTTCGTGGCTGCAAGTTGACCTGCGTTAGAGATACGCTGCTGCTCCAGGCCCGCTTCATTCCGCTCTGCGCCTACCTTATGCGTGTTCTGGTTAGACATTGCAGTCGCGGTGAGGTGCGTGTTCGCCCGCTGATTCTCGGTGCGTCTACCGGAGTACAACTCAGCATCCTTAGTGGCGAACTCACCCGCTTTAGCGACGACTCCCGCAATGGCAGATCGTCCGGCGATGGTAGTGTTACCCAGGCCCCGCCCTGATGACTTATCCAGTGACTCCTGGGCGACCAGCTTCATTACAGGTGACTTAAAGTCAGTGTGCTTCTGTAGCTGGCCGTAGACCGTATCGGTGGCCTCGTTTAGCTGTACGTTAGCGAGTGAGTCATCGAAAGAGTTCCCGGTGCCACTCGCTGTTTGAATTGCCATATTTAGTCCTTACTTGTACGGCCCACACGATCATAAATGCGTAAGCCCATGAAACAGAGGTTGCCAAACAGCACAACGCAGGAGCCCATAACGAGCCAATCCGCGACAGGAACGCCACAAACGAGAGCACCCGCGACGCCTACCGGGAGGGACTGACTTAGCGCCTCAGTGATTTCTACTGTCATGCTACGACGTCCCTCTGTAGGCAACGACATAGCCGCTATTAATCCACATCATTATTCATTCCTCCGTTACCAACCAGTTGTAGTGTCGTAGTCAACAATCTCTTGCGGCGTTACGAGGCTGTGAAGTGCCTCTTCGTGCCTTCGCTGGGTAGCGCTGGCCGCTTTCCGTTGGCCCCAGGTGGCGTCCTGCATCGCCTCAAGCACCGCTTTGGTGGCCACTCCCCACCCACCGACACCTTTAAAGTCGATGGACTCCGCCGGGTTTCTACCCATCAATGATATGGCGGCGGTAATTTCAGCCAGAACTTTGTCATTGGTTCTAAACTCAAGGCTTCCGATAGTTAGAGTGCCGGTAGACTTCTCAGCAGACAAAGGCGCGAGCGCTCTTATCTTCTGGTCTTTTAGTTGAGCGGCGAGCGCGTCAAGCTCGTCCTGACTCATGCCGGTAGTAATATCGACGACGGTGTATGTCTGCGCGTAAGTCCCCAGCTCGGTTAGAACTGGCGGGCCTTCGATTGCTCTTTGTAGGGGCGTAGTGGCAGGCTTAGGCGCGGCGAACACTACCGCGTAGCCAAAGTCTTCAAAAGGAATCTGCGAGGGAAAGGAGGCTTTGTGCCGGGCTTTAAACTCCGTGATAGTTACGGGGTACTCCAGGTCGTCAAGCTTGATTAGTTTGTTCATTAGGCCACCGCGTAATAGATATATTCTTTAAGGTTGATATTGATTTGATCGAGTGTCGCTGCACCGCCATCAAGGTTGACAACGAAGCCTGAGGTATCAGGGTTGATTGAATCGTTGGTAGTGATTTCTGCGGCTGTTGCGTTAAGGGCTAAATGGGGGTCGTCACCTGCGACAATGCCCCGCGTGCTATCCCAGAATAACCAGTTGCCAGTGTCGGTTACTGATTTAATCATCACGAATCGAGCACCAGCAGTGAAGCCGCAATCAATCGTTTGCGCGGTACCGTTGCCGGTGAATGAGCCGACTTTTGAGATGCCGGGTAGTGTGGCGAATAGGTAGGCGACGTAATCTTCACCAAACCTGTTTGTCTCGTTAGTGTAGATTAATGAGAATTGTGTATCCGTAGGTGTTGTGCTGTTCCAGTAGCCGGTAGCGGAAGATTTCGCGGCATCAGTGTTTAGATATAGCGACTCTGTGTTAGTTAAGTCTTTGTGGTACACAACCCAGTTATTGGTTCCTGCTGTGTAAGTTCTACCCTTAACCCACATCATTTCAGGAGCTACACACAAGTTGTGGTCGTATGATGTAGTTACGCTTGTACCAGTGTAAGCCACTACATCGAAGAAGCCGGGGGCGCGTTTCCACATCCAAGAATAATAATCAGTACTAACGGCGGCAGAGTCAAAATGCCCATTCATGTAATCAAACACATACGCGCCATTTGAAGATTCTATACCTGTGTCTGTTGTCTGTAGAAATCCACCTTGAGCCAAGCGAGCAGACGCGTTTATAGGGTTAACAGCAGAGGATACGTTTCTACTCAGCGCCATATCTATAGGAAACCCCGCTTTAAATGCTGGCTTTATTGTCCCGTTTTGTTCATCAATCGCAAACACCTCACTAGCACTCTCTGGCACACCCATTGGGCGGCGGATTGCCATGTAGATGTATTCGGCAGCGGAGGTGTTGAAAGAGGAGGCAGCAGACGTTATTGAAAACCCTGTCGGGGTTATGTCGATAGCAGTAATACTCGAATCGGCGGATGGGTTATCAGGCTGTGTATACCTGTCGCTCCCTCCCACAACTAGACCTCGCATCACATCAAACACGAACCACGATGTTGTCCCGGTAGTGTTCTTTAAAAGAATGTACTGCGGCTCCCAGCCCAAGTCTATCTCCGGCCCATCAGCCAAGCCATTACCCGTATAACTCCCACAAGCAATCATCCCATCTCTGCCATCACCGGATGGGCCTAGCGGGTCGTGGGCGAAGATGTAGGCTACGTATGACTTTGTATCTTCATTTACATAAGTATTGGCACCAACTGTAAACTCAGTGGTAGTAGCGTTAATGTCGTTCCAGACAGAGGATGCTGCGACAAAGGCGCTCGTTTCGTTTAATTGCCCGTAGCTAGTCCCTGTCGTAGATTTATGATATACCCTCCACGGGTACACTGTTCCAGCACTGGTACACTTAACAATCATCATCCCCGGCGTAACACCAAGGCTATGCGCTATCTCACGCCCTGCAACACCATCGCCGGTATAGGTTACTACGTCGAAGAATCGCGGGGCTTTGCGGAATGTCCAGCTTGCGTAATCGTAAGCACCGTTAAAGCCCGCGTGCGAAGATAGATCAAAGCCATCGCTATTAAAAGCAGTCAAGGACGTCGGCACATTCACTTCACTCGAAGTGTCGTTAGAGACGATGCGATTCTCAGCCCCCCGCTCGGTATCAAACAAGTAGTTGTTGAACGCTCCAGTTCGGACTTTAATCCAAACCAGCCCACCCTCACCAGCGAGATCAATGCCGTTTGTAATCGTCTGGGCAGAGCTATTGCCTTCGTACAAATACGGCGAGAACACTTCCTCAACCAGAAGGCTTTTTCCGCCCGCTACGGCTAATGCTTTACGCTCGTGCATTAGGAAACCACCGATGAATGCGCGACATATACCGTGGCCACGCCAGCATACTTGCTGAAGATAATTCGGTCGATAGTACCTAGCGTGGGTTCACTACCACTCTCCCAAACGACACCCGCTGGCCAGATTACGGTGTTACCTGCGGCGGTGAGTAGCAATTCAAGTTTAGTACTACCTGTGGCCGGGATATTATCGAGGGTAAAGGTCGTGCTGCCGGTGAGCGTGCGTACATGGACATTACCCGTGGCGACATCAAGACTGGCTGCCGTGGCTGTGGTGTCGGTGGTCTCGCGGTAATCGGTAAGGGTGCCGCCTGCCTTATCAAGCTTAGTGGTGAGTTCACTTTCGACCTTCGCGCCTGTCCAGCCGAGTACTGCACTGGCCTGGCCGTCATCAAAGACGTTACCCGCCACTACGTCCTGTGCAGACTGAGCACTGGCTGCGGCACTTGTGGCATCTGCGGTTGTTTGCGTCCTATCAGCAGCCGTCGCTGTAGCATCTGCGGTTGTTTGCGTCCTATCAGCAGCCGTCGCTGTAGCATCTGAAGTTGTCTGTGCCCTATCGGCAGCCGTCGCTGTAGCATCAAGCCCTGTCTGCACACGATCTGCTGCGGTATCAGTTGCGTCCAGCCCTACCTGTACAGCGTCAGCCGTTACTTCTACGACATACGCCTTAGTGGCCGCGTGATCGTCGTCAACAGCAGTGCCGACGTGGAAGGGTGTAGAAACGCCTAGATGCCCTGCTGGGGCTCCGGCTGTTAAAGGCGCTCCGAGTGAATCGAAGGAGGCTTTCAGGGAATCCTGTAGCCCGTTGAAGTCGTCTGACTTAATCGTCTTCCGGGGGCGCACTCTTTTGAATACGCTAAAAATGTCTGCCATTATCGTGTTAAACCTCGATTAGAATAACGCAAGGTGTAACCTGTCAGCGTGAATGACGGGCTGTTTGCGTCTGAATGGTAGAAAGAGAACTCAATGTTATGGCCCGTACCTACCAGCCGCGTACTTGGGCGCGACAAAGGGTACGCATCGTAAATCGCGTGATCGAACTGGCCTTCATCCCAGCCAGTAGCGCCGCCTTCCAGGGTCAGCTCTTTAGGGCTAAAGGTTTTACGACCATCATTCTCAGAGTAGTAGAGTCGTAGGTTCACCAACGAGGCCGCGAAGCCTTCGAGGAGCAAGTCTCTGAAACGCTTTCGCATACCAGGAGCGCCCAGGTGGTTGTTATGCAGCGTCAACGTGGACTCGATAGCGCCACCATCAAACGACGTACCTACATCAGAGTGGTAGACGTAGCCGTCGTCGCCACCGAATAGAAGCCGCTCGTTACCGTCAGCATCTTCGCCAGAAGCAGCGCACGACACATCAACGGGGTATAAGCCTTCAGTGATACCGTAGCGAATCCCTTCGTTGCCATTAGCGTTGTACGGGACTCTGGAGAGCATCAAGAAACGGTCGCCAAAGTAGAAGCGCATCTGGTTCAGCCCTTTGATGGTGACACTCGCCGTACACTCAGTTTCAAGTAGTTCACGGATTAAAGGCTGAATGTCATCAGTGATGGTCGCCGCAGCGAAGCCACCGAGCGTGTTAGTTCGCTTCAGTGAAGTAATGCCACGTTTAGCGACAGCGAATACATCATCGAGCGTTACGATAGAGTCCGGCCTTGCGCCTGCGGTGTCTGACACCATGTACTGCGTCCAGTCTGCGCTACTGGTGCCACGGACAGCCTGCACTGTGTTTTCTGTGAAGGTGTGCAACATATCTGCGCCGGTATGCGAGAAGCCTGTAACCCGATCACCTACGCCCCACTCAGCAGAGCCCAGGAAGCCGTCGATCACTTCGGGTTCGTCTGCAACAGAGGTCAACGTGGTGCCATAGTTAGTCGCCATCCATAAGCGGCTGTTATGCGCGATAAGGTGCGAACAGACCTCCTCCATCTTCCGGTAATTGGAGGCGATAGGTTGGAGGCAGTTGTACGATGATTTATAAACAGCAGCGGAACTTACACCATCAGCGCAGTAGAGATGCCGGGTAGCGGCACTCGCATAGAAGTTGTGCAGGAGAGGTCGCACATGGCCACCAGGGTTAAACTGATAGGTAATAAGTGCTTCGACAGCGCCAATGGTCACTGAGTCAGAATCACGGATCAAAGTGTCCGATGTAGTCAGCGCTGTACCACTGGTGTTATGAACAGCTAATACCTGCTTTGTGGCGTCGGGATTCCCGGCATCATCAAGGTATTCAAAGGCACTTAGAATCGTGTGAGTAGCCGTGTTGCAGACATCGCCTCTGATTGGCTCGTTCGTGTTTGCGCAGACGACTAATTGTGCGTAATCAACGAGCTGCCAGCCAGTAGCCGACGCCTTGTAGGCAAGGAGTTTACCTGTGCCGTCGTCGCGCCATGCAATAGCGTTACCGTCAATCTGAGCGACACCACGAATGGCACCCGTGCCGGGGACAACACCGATTAAGTCGCGGCGAACGTCCCTTGCGTAATTCAAGTATTCTGTATCGACCTCTTCATCTTCAGCGCCGCGATGGACGGCCGAAGTGATCGAGCAGTTCGTGTCGAAAGTCAGCGGGTTGTCTTCGAGGTCTTCCGGTACAGCACCGGCAACTTCCCCGCCGACGACCTCCAGCGTGGTGCCGTCTTCAGACTCATTGAGATATAGGACGGTGAAGGTCGCAGTATCAACGACAAGGCTTCCGCCAACAGTAAGCGGCGTGGGCGTGACCCGTAAGTCCCAGTCGTTAATCGTAATTAAATAGTAAACCGCTTCGTGCGGTGGGAGCTGGCCATCAAAGCGTTCGTAGCCCGCCAGTCGCGTGTAGCCCCCCTTCACTGCTTCAAAGTAATTCAATGCCTCACTAGCCGCGCTGGGTGCTGCTAATAAGGGAGGCGTAACGAGGTCTAGTCCCCCTTTTAGAGCGACGAATTTATCAGTCATAAGTTACCTGTGCGTGAAAGGAGATGGCGCTCTGTAAACGCGGCCTGTCTCTTGATTAAGCATCTGGCTGTAGATGGCATTGAAGTTGCGGATAGCGGCCTGATAGAGTGCCGACCACTCCTTCCCTTGCTCCCTTGCGTATTGCTCTACGGCTTTCCAGACGATTGCTTTATGGAATTTAGGGTCTAACGTGGGCGTGTCCAGGTCAGCGACGAGGACGATAGGAGCCCCGAAGTATTCATACTTAATGGTCGCCACACTGTCAGGTGTTGGGTAGAGGCGGAGGGAACCATCAGGGTAGCGGGAGATGTAACGAGGTGTTCCTTGCGTGGCTCCAGAAGCAGAGAGCGCGGCGCGGAGAACGTGGGGTTCGACAGGCGTCAATGGGGTAGAGCCGCCGCCGTCAACTGGGTAGTAAAACGACTTCATATCAAAGTCATCACCGGCCACACGGGAGAGGTCTACAAGTGCGTAGGCAGACTGCCCGAGCACGGTGTCGAAAGTACCTTCAGCCCACCGGAAGCCCCAGTTACGATTACGCTGGAGTTCTACCCAAGCATCTGCAATCCAAGTGGTGCCCTGTAGGTACTCATCAGACTGGCCTACGACAGAGCCAATAGGGTCGCCCGCGCCCGTGTCGATAAGGTAATCATTAGTGAGCTGAAGGTAATTCATTAGTCGGTGCCTTTATTGATAAAACGGAGAACGACTACTGGGAACTTAGTCTTCTGAACCTTTTGCTCAGCCGGTGTCTCGCTGACGAGGCGACCATCTTTAGCAAGAGGCGGAATCTCAAAGCCAAGCGTATTAATATCCATCAGTACGTTGTAGAAACCGATGGGAACCTCTACTTCCTTCTCGCGCTGTAGCGTCATCATGCGACCGTTATGGCCCAGGCGAACGTCGCGCATACCGCCCTCTTCAGGGCTGAAGCCGATCTTCAATAGAACGTGAGTGGCGTCTTCGGTAGGGTCTTTACGCAGCCACGCGAGGGACTCGAATATCTGCTCGAGCATGTAGTCTCGGGAGGTGCCTTCGTCAAACGACAGGCCACATTCCGAATCAGCGAACGCATGAATCTCAGTGGTGCTCGCGTCAATGATAGTTTCGGGCGTCAGGGTTACTTCAGGTGCTTTAGGTTTAGTCATACTTCCTCGAATGTCTTATTGAAATAAGAGAGGCCACTACAGAACGTAGTGACCCCTTGTACCGTCAGTTAATGATTAATCGACGATGGTGTGCTTAACAGCGACGACCCAATCAGCGTTCAGAATCTCCTCTGCGGTGTACATCTTCCAACCAGCGTGGCCGGTCTGACCGAGAGGATCGGTATCAGTAGGCTTACCAACACCGCGAACGACGGGAGTGAACGCACCTTTACCTGCGAAGTTCACACAGCCATAAGCCTCCATGCCGCAGTACAACGCGGTATAGACATCAGCAAGGGTGCCAGTAGTGGAAATCTTGTCACCCTTCGCGCCACCCGCATCAATCTGAGGGTCGAGGTCGGGAGAACTACAGTAGCGGACGTTATCGACAGAGCCGAACTCATGCTCGCAGATTTTGGCCTGGGAGCCGTACTTGGCACAGGGCACGAAGCCGTCCATGGCACGAATAACCTTCTCGCTGTCCGTATGGACGAAGCCGATGTAGGCCGCTTCGATGGGGAAGGTGTTCTCTTTAACACCACCTGTAACGATCTGAGTGAACAGCTTCGCCTTATTGCGCTGCAAGGTACGAACAGCCTTCTCTTGTTCATCCTTATTTAAAGGAGCGATTACAGCACCCAATGAGCCGACGCCGTTCGCGTACTGGACGTTGGTAGCGGCCTTCAACTTGCCCCACAACAGCGCTTCACGAGTGGCGGCGACTTGCTCCGCATTCAACTCGTTGATGTCCTTCAGAACAGGCGTGGTGTGGAAGTCGATCAGAATGTCAGTAGTGGGCGTGAAGCCGCCGTACTGCTTCAGTACGAGGTCGATCTGCTCGTAGCGAATCTGGGTAGCGGAAGGAGGGACACCCTCGGACAGCGGCGTGGTGGCAGCGGCGTAAGGGATGGCGCGACGTGCCCGAACAGTCTGTGTCGCATTCTTAGGCTGGGTGAACTTCTTAGCACCGTAGTCCAGCACCAGGAAGGGCTTAACGTGGCGAAGGGCGTTCTTTTCTAACTGAGCGGCAACGGTGCCAGTGATGTCACCATATACGTTTTCTAAAGCCATGTGCGTGTTCCTTAATTAGTCGTCATTGGCCCATTCAGCGTCGTACAGCTCTTGCGAGGAGCGTTGTGAGGCGACCCTTAAATCAGGCTGAGCGGAAGTGCCACCGACATCTGCGATTGATTGCAGGTTGGCTTTCTCGGCGTCAGCGACGTAGGTCTTGTACGCGGCGATAACGGGGATTACTTCAGAGGCTTGAGTAGAATTAATGTCAGCCATAGATTGAGGAGGCTGTGCGCTTAGCCAGGTGTTGAACTCAGCAGAGGCATAAACATCCCCAGCATCAGGGTGAGCGTCGATGATCGCGTCGGCTTCATCGTACTCACTCTTCCCTGCATCAACATCGGGCGAGCTGGGCTCCCCTTTCGTGCCAAACTCATCTTTGAGTTCCTTAAAGTACTCAGGGTGGGCCTGCTCAAACTCAGACGGTGTACGAGCTTGGTCAGTCAGTTCGCCGTTCAGCTTTCGCTGTTCATCGAGCTGCTTCTCAAGGTGGGACATTCGGTCTTGAGCTAAACGGTGGCGGCCTGCCATCGCTTTGCCATCTCGCTCAGCTTTGCGATGAGCTGCAATCTGATCTTCAGTCATACCGGCGAAGGGTTCGTCTGTTTCAGGCTCCGCAGCCTTACTTCCAGACTCCCCTTTGGGAGCATCTTGAGTACCATCTTGTGCTGTAGATTCGGGTGCGGTTCCTTCATCTTCAGTCTTTCGGTCTTGCTCAGAGTCGTTAACTGCTACTTTAGGTGGGCTGTCGGTGTTGCCATCTTCGAGAGCCCACTCAGCGTCGTAACCAGTCTGAGAAGTGTCCTGTGGAGCAATTGAATCTTGTGACATTAAGTTTCCTCGGGCGAACGGCTGCGTCCGAAGTGAATCGGAGGGAACCGCTCTTTTATGGAGTTAGACCTGGAGCCGTAAGGAGTACGGCGAGGAGTAACGGTAGTTAAATGCCGGGTTGGCCGGTCGTGATCTTATGATGCAGCTCGGCGTCTTGACGGTCTTCGGATTGTTGCCGGAGCCCTAGCTCTGCTGCTGTTTTAGTAGAAGTCTGCTGGTCATTAGCTTGCTTGGTGGATAAGTCAGCCGCCTTCATATCGCGCTTGTTACGCTCTATTTCAGCCTTGATCTGTGCGTCGAAGTTAGCCTTCAGTTCAATCTTCGAGAACTCGGATTGCGACTTATCCATCGCCGCCCTTTCGGTGGCATCTAGCTTCGCGTACTCAAGCTCAAACTTCCGTTCAGACTCAGCGACGCGCAACTGGTAATCAGCTTCTTTCACCTGGGCGTCTAATTGCAGACGACCCTGGGCCAGCTCAACTTCAGCTTCAGAGACTTCCAGTTTCCGGTTCTCCAGCTCGATAGCAGGATCAGGAGGCGGTGGGTTATTCGCCGCGTCTTCAGCGACTTTAGCCATCTCATCGTCAGTGCTTATAAATTGACCTTCGGGATGCTGCATGGAGCTGGAGATAGCACGGAGCAGTGGAAGCTCCTTAACGCCTTCAGCTTGACCACCGGAAGTCATCTGGTAGAAGGTCATCAGGTTAGTCGCCTGCAACTCCTTCGATAACAGGATCGTGGAGCCACGCGGTTCAACGACTAATACCGCCTTGATGTCATCGTCATCTTCAAACTGCATAAAGTAGTCGTAGAAGCGCTGAATCAGTGTTGCGGTGATCTGATCGTCGTACCGGCGTGCTTGAGAGCGACGACTCACAGAGCTGTTGTTCTGCTGAATCTGAGTAGCACCTAAAGTGACCGGCGCGTTATCGTTCATCTGCTGTGTCTTATCGACTCGGGTCACGCCAGTCAGCTCGTAAGCGTCCTGTAACGACCTATCCATGATGCCGAATAGCTGCTGAATATCCTGAGTGATGTGGAACAGCTCGAAGGGCTTGTCGCGGCGTTCTGCGGAGTAGACTTCACCGACCCGCTCCCACACCTTGCCTGACTTTAAAGAGTAGTCGTTGCCGCCATCGGCGGGCTTAATCTGGAGCTTGTCGATAACGACCTGCGGCATGGTAGAGACACCCGCGTTATCCAGGGTCATACGCCATGCTGTGTTATAGACGTGCTGCGGATCAGACATCAGGTACGGGATGCCATAGCCGAATACAGATAGCGGGTCTTCGTCCCAGTTGAATACTGAGTAGACCGTCGCTGCCCGTTCGTAAGGCGTGATGGAGACCTGTAGCACGCGGTCGTTAATCATGTAGACCACGCAGTCCAACCACATATCAGTACCGGGAGCCTCGACGCCATACGCAGCCAACGACTTGCGCTCTAATGGGCCGTGTCGCTCCCATAGTTCAAAGCGGCCTGTCGATAGGTTCTTCCCGTAGCTTTCTTCCCGCGCCGACTCTCTCGCCTCATCAGCCATTGAGCCTACGGATAGAGGGCCAACAGTCAGCAGGCGCGTGACCTCTCGTTCAGCAAAGCCCTTCTGCTTAGCGGCCTTCTGAAGCTGGAAGGGAGACAGGAAGGCGCGCTCCCAGGTGTAACCCCATTCGTCCGGCTCGGTGGCCGACATATCAGGGTAGAAGTCGAAAGGTGAAACGACCTTAACGCCGGGAGCCAACTCACCGGAAGTCTTCAGGCTGTACTTACCGTCCGTTCGTTTAGCCCATCGTTCTGACTTCTTATTCGGGATTGGCCCTTTGAGAATGCCTGTGCCGTACATTGCGGCATCAAGGATGCAACGACGCCCTTTCTGTGGGTAGGTCGCGTCAATCAGAGCAGCGTCTACCTTAGTGAACATGCGCTTACCCTTCTGCCGGGTGCGTTCGACGCGTCGGGTATGAGCCTGCTGATTAGTGAGCGCAGTGCCTTCACCGTCGAGCAACGGCTCGCCATCACCATCGACGGCGGGTTCAGCAGCAAGTGCCAGAGGAGGCGCTGCAAGGGGCGCGGGGTTCAGGCCGTAGTTCTTATCATCCGACGGGAACAATAGGTCGCCTAACTGGCTGGCTCCGTCGTTCGTAACCTGCCGGGTAATGTTGTGATAGACACGGCTTGCCACATCAGGCGTACTGAATTGTGCTGCAAGGCTATCGCGGCCTGCATCATCAGTAGCACCCTTGTAGGAGCGGGCAGCATCGACTAATCGGGTATCGACGGACTCCCGCTTATCGTTGATAGCCTTGGCGCGTTCACCGGCTAACGTGGTGGCCAGGGCGTGTGTATTACGGAGGCGCAACTGGTCTTCAGTCAGCTCCTCATCGGGCAGAGAGTCGTCTTTAGCGAACTCCATGTCGTAGTCATCTTTGAAGGTTTTATCCATGTAGCGGTAGCACCTTAATAATTAGTAATTGGATCGACTGCCCGCCGTGTGACGAACTCAGTGTGCGTAACCAATCGTTTGTAATCGGGGTGTGCGTGGAGGCACAGATATTGAAGGGCGTCGTGGGGATGGCTCGACGGCCCTTTAGTCGGTGAATCCTTGTATTGCGCCTTGCCTGCTACCTGTTTCCGCTCGTAACAATAAGCGGCATTGAAGCCCTTACGGAGCACCGAACACTCACGATTAAGCTGGAGCATCGGGGCACCATTAGGTGTCTTCTCTGTTAGGAAATGGCGTACAGAATTCAGGCGGAGTTCTACATGGTTACTACGGGCAGGCGTCGTCGAGAACCAGTCACGGAATATGCCGGTACGACTATTATTCAAGACATCGAAGTAGTTCAGCCCGTTCTGTGCGAGGCCATGAGAGGCGACACCAGCCGGGTCTCCTACTGAGATAATCTCGAACTTATCCTTCGGGTAGTACTGCTCCAATAGAGGCTTGACGAAGTTCTTAGCGAAGTCTGCGAGGCCGATATTCTCAGCGATAATTTCATGGAGAATTCGGAGCTGACCCGTCGGGAGCATCTGGCCTACGATGCAGGCTTCACCACCTTTACCCCAATCCCAGCCGAGTAGAATCTGCGCCTTGTTCTGCGAAGGAACAGCCGATAGTTCCGCCTTAGCGACGTGGTAATCATCCGACCATTGACGACGATAAATCGCACGACCATCTAATGTGACACCGAACTCACCGCAGAAGAGGACGCTGATCTGCTCGGGCGTCATTGCACCTACTTTGTTCAAGTAGTAAGCGACTGGCCCTACTCCGAGATACTTGAAGTTCTCGCCGGTAGGATTCAGGCTGTAGCCGTAGTCAGACGCGGAGTCTTTAACGAGAGCTCCAGGCTGCTTCCACAACTCCCATCCACGAGGAGGATTGAGTAACTTCTCAGCGAACCATCCGTCATCTTCAGGCGGGTTCGTATCGAGCAATAGGCTTACTCGGGTGATCGGATTGTCTTCATCGACGGCATCGACGGGTGCTGGGTAACGACCTAATCGAGAGAGCACAGTCGTCACGACATCGTAATCCATTGCGCCGCACTCATTGATGAAGCCACCAGTCAGCTCAAGCGACTTCAGGTTCTCATAGTCCTGCGGCTTCGCTACGGCCATGAAGATGAACTCAGCGTTCATAGTCGTGCCATCAGACATCTTGTCAGTCCACCGAATACGCATTGGTGCCGACTCCGTGTAACGACAGGTAATCTCATTCGGCTTCAGCCAGAGCTTGAAGGACTCGAAGACCGTATTGCGTAGCTGCGGGTATGTCTCTCGGACGATCACCCACTTAGAGGTACGTTTGTTGTACTTGTCGGGCTTCTGAAGTACCGCCATCATTATCAATTCGATAATCATCATGGTGGACTTACCGGAGCCTACCGGCCCCATTACGCCGCGAACATCAGCGTGAGAGTTGTGGAAGTCGTGGCCCGTAGGTGACGCTTCATACTTAATGGTGATGTCGGACATAGGTAGAGTGGCCTTAAGTGGTCAAGTGGATGACCAGAGGTGGCCGGGAGAGGTGGAGTCGTAGCCAGAAGGCATGGAGTCGTAGCCAGAAGGCGTTCTAGCCGCTTGCTGGTCGTGTTCTACGGGTGATCTAGTGGTCGCCCCCCCCCGCTTATAACCAATAGTTATAACAACTGGATGCCTTAAGGAAGGCGCGGGTTTACTGATGGTTTGCTAGTGGTTTTTGATGGTCATCCCTGGGGCTAAAAGTGGACTAAAAGACGTATTGCCATGCTAGCCATCGCCCGCGCACGCTTGTATATAAGGGGGGTGGGGTGCCTCCGTTTGGCTCAATTCGGGGCCTGGGAGGGGACTTAATGATGTTTAATCTTCGATAACTTCTTGTTTTTCAATGGGTTAGCGAATCGGGGTACAGTTTGGGTACAGTTGCGGGGATTCTCCCAGCTTATATTCGTAACCCCTGATATAACGAGCGTCCTTGCCCGTGTGCATCGGTGGGTTACATTAGCAACACCTTATGTTCTACTTCCAGCACACTACTGGCGTGCTTAAGGCTTCGCAGTGCGTAAGGCTTACTCCCTGTTCACTTCGAGTGCTCGTAGTTGTCCAGCTTGAGACCTGAGAAGTCGAAGGACACCGCCGGTAACAGGTCAGGCGTGTGCTTGTCCCATAGCATGTAGGACTGCAATAGCTTAGCGCTCTGCAACTGCATTCCTTGATTGAACACGCAAAAGCCTTCACGACTCACAGTGAGGAAACCCAGGCAGGTGCGAAAGTTGGCGTCTACCTCATCAGGGTCTAGTGGTATCAGCTTGCGGTTCTTCTCATCCCATTTAGTGAGGTCAGCGATAGAAACCATAGTCTGAGCGAATAGACGCGCAACCACCGCCGCCCTGGCTGACTCCATCTCTCCCGCTTTGACTTCGAGCACTTCACTGAGGGCGGCTCTGATTTCATCCTCTTCTAATAAGGACTTACTCTTCTCGTGTGCGGTAGCCTTCGCGTAGCCCGCCTTGAGCGCTGCCTCTTTAGGGTGAAAGCGGTTTAAGTATTCAATAACGAACGCACGGCGGCGCGGCATCAAAGCGTCTAGCAGCGGTGTTTTAACCTTCTCTTTATTAGCCATGCAGGTGACGGCCTCCGTTGTTTATGTGAGTGTCTTCTATACCCATTTAATTAATTAATTCCTATTTAATTTACTTTTATTCAATTTATCACTTGCGTCGTCGTCACTGGTCGCTTACTATGTCGTCACTGACTGGGCAAACACGGGAAAGGACAGGGACATGCACAACGAGACTTATGAGATTTACTTAGACGCGGGCGCAGAGTCGCCGGTAGTTTCCACGGAAGACAGAGCAGAGGCTTTACAGGCTGCGCTCTACTATACAAGCCCCGTTGGTGATGTCGTGCTGAAAGTTGGCGACACTAAGCGCACTACTTATCCAGCTAGACGCGCCCTTTTATTAATTGGGCGCTCCATGAACCTCGCTGATTTAAAGCGGCTCAATGCGGCCACAAGAAACCCCTTTTTAAATACTGTTAGATACCGCTAAACGAACGGAGATTATCACGATGTCATCAATTACTTATTACGAACTAAGCAACTACAACGGCGGCACTTTAATTCCTAAGACTTTCAATGTTGACGGGATTACATACGACGCCCACCTGACGGAAATCACCGAGTGGAGGGAAGCGCTTACCCAGTCAACAGGCGCGCTTTGCGAGGAATACATAGTGTGCGACGTGGACGACATCCCGCGAGAATTTGTAGGCGAGTGGTCACTTGATGAGGCGTTCTTTGAGTTGATGGAGGCTATTGATAACTCTCACCTAGACGCGGAAGTCTTTCACGCGGGCATAGCTTGCGGGCTCAGTACCGATCAGGTTGAGGATGCCTACGAGGGGTCGTTTAGCAGCGATGAGGGGATGGCAGAGGAGCACATCAAGTCCACTGGGATGCTTCAAGACGTGCCCGACTACGTCCGCACTTACTTCGATGTTGAGAGCTTCGCCCGCGACATGATGTTCGAGATGTACTCAGACAATGGCCACTACTTCCACCAGTGCTAAGAGGAGCCAGCGCAATGACTTACAAAGCAAGCGACGTATTACACGAAACCACCCGCTATTGGGTGCTCCGTCTTCCCAAAGGTTTCGAGGTGTACCGCAAGGGAATCACACACTCCACACGCTGCGCGCAAATAGGCATCCCAGGGGATCGCGGACTCCAACGCGCCAAGGCTGAGTGCGAGAGGCGTGAGGCAGAGGCGACACTATGACTTTACAGCGACGCACGACCACACCGAGCACCTTCAAGCAACGACTAGCCCAACAGGCAGCAACACCGAGCCACTACAAGGCGACGCCATACGCTAAGCAAGGCGGGAACGTCTGGGATGCTCTGCGCCAAGTGTCGAGGGCTTACCGATGATTAGTGAGCAGACGACGCATGAGGAAGACCTGCACGGCTATAGCGTTTGGAGTGATTCCCACAGTGTCTATGTGAGCCGTCAAGGCGGGACACTGTGCAAGGCGTCCTTTACCGGGGCAGACCGCTACCACCTAGCCCGCCAGTGGATTGCAGAGAACTAA